ATGCCGCTGTTCGATGGTCTGGCCTACCTGGAGGCGGGCAACCCTCAGGTCAATCAATATCTTGCCAATCTCAGCCTCAACGATGTGCCCGATGCCGGGCTGGTCTACGAGCTCGCCGTCGACTGGCTCCTGGAGCAGCGCAACAGCGAGAACAACTACAAAACCTATCGCAGTGAGCTGACCACGTTTTTGCACTGGTGCTTCGGCGAAATGCGCATCAGCCCCAAGGATCTGACCCGGCGTATCATGATGCGTTATCTCGATTACTGTCAGGCACCGCCGGCGGCCCTGATTGCCTATCGCAACGTAGCCCAGTTCGTGCTCGACAAGGAGTGGGGAGAACGACTGCCCAATCCCCAATGGCGACCCTTCCTTGGCAAGCGGGAGCTGGGCCGCGAGCTGCCGTACCGCCTCAGCGAACAGGCCATGAAGACCAAACTCGCCATTCTGTCTGCCTTCTTCCAGTTCTTGATCCAGGAGGAGTACATGGACCGCAACCCGGCGCTGTTACTGCAACGGGTGAAGCGCTCAATGCAGCAGGAGCCGGACGACCATGGTCAGGCCTTCAGCGAGCTGCAGTGGTCCTATGTGATGCAGGCAGCCGACCTGCTGGCCGCCGAATCCCCCGAGCAGCACGAGCGCAGCCGCTTCCTGATAAGCCTGATGTACGCCTGTTACCTGCGGATCTCGGAAGTCGCGGCAAGACCAGGGTTTACCCCCGTCATGGGTCAGTTTCGCCGCGATGGTAAAACCGGTGTCTGGGGCTATTTCATTCCCCGCAGCAAGGGTGGCAAGCGCCGCACCGTGGCGGTGTCCCATGCCTTGCTCGAGGCCCTCAAACGCTATCGGACGTTTCTCGGTCTCTCACCATTGCCGGCACCCGATGAGCAGACTCCACTGTTTGTACGACACAAGGCTGCGGCACATGGCCGGGAACAAGGCGAGCTCAACGCCAACCTCGGGATCCGCCAGCTGCGTGACCTGGTGATGAGTGTCATCCAGACCGCCGCCGAGTTGGCAGAAAAAGATGGGTTTGTGCAAGACGGCGCCGAGATGCGCAACCTGACACCGCACTCCATTCGTCATACCGGCATCACTCACGACATCAATCTCAACGGGCGGCCGTTATCACACGTGCAAGCCGATGCCGGCCACGACAGCATCGATACCACTTCCAAATACCTGCACACCGGCAACAGCGAGCGCCACGAAAGTGCCAATCACAAACCGCTGGATCGGTTGCACGACTAGGCCTTTAAAGATGAGAGATAACGAAGAGGTAAGTTCAGGAGCATGGCTGTAATGACCAGCGTTTTTTAACCGACATCACTCCGGATTCTTCCACAACCCAACACCGCGCATAATGGCGTGTTTAGTTAGATGCCCATCTGAAACCTGCCGATAAGCCAACCCACGCAATTTTGCTGGTTTATCAGGTATTTACTTGGATGGAACGAGAGTTGACCAAAAACTTCATTTTTCGTTGGTTTGAATGCGGTTTATCGAAAGAGGAGACGGCAAATCTATGTTTCGTTTCTGTGAGACAGGTCACATATTGGGATAAGGGTACAGAGATCCCCCCTGTCTATAAACGGCTTATGCGGATGGCTTCGGGTAGGGAGTTGCCCACTATCTGGAAGGAATGGGAAGGCTGGCGTATGAAGAATGATTGCCTTGTCTCACCGGCGGGAGTCACTTACGACAGGCGAAGGTTGGAGGCGGTGGCCATCATCCAGGCAGAGAGATCAGAGCGACAGATGGCTGCTTTCTATTGGAGGAAAAAACTGGGAATCAACTGAGTAGAGAGGGGCGAACGCCCCTCTTATCGTATACGGCCGCTGTGATAACCTAAGCACATGATCTTCATTGATTGGGAGAAGGAATGATGAGCCTTTATAGCTATTCAGTAGCCGAGCAAATGAAACGACGGATCTACAGTGTGCGAGCCAGTACAGACGGCGGCCGCACTTTCAGCACATACTCCAGCGCAGGAGCCTTCAACAAAGCAACAGGGCTAACATTGAGCCCAAATGTACGTGCCAATCACATCTTCAACAATGGTGGGCCGAACATGCAACTGGGAGACAGTACAACCCCGCTGCGTATTGAGCTGGATGGACATCATTGCTTGATCACCTTCACAAGAAGCAAATAGTCAGAAGTGGAAGGTTGAGTAGAATTCCCCCCGTATTACTATACGGGGGGGATACGTCACACTAAGGATAGATACAATGGATATTCTGTATAAATATAGTAATTTATTACCGTTGAGTTATTTCGACACTCCCACAATAAAACTATCCATTCCAGAGCACCTTAATGATCCTTTTGAATACAGCACAAGTGAGAACATTGTAATTTCAATTAAAAATGCACTGGCGGTATATCAAATAGAAGAAGAGGAAATTGAGCGACTCAAAGAAATATTTATTGACTCGATACATAGAATGATTTCTGCAAACGGAATTATTTCTTTAACAGAAACACCACGTAATTCATTAATGTGGGCTCATTATGCTGGGCAGCATAAGGGAATGTGTATAGGCTATAAAAACACTTTGGTCGAACATATTGAGCCAAATAATGAAAATACAGAAGACATAACAAACAACAAGCCTCTAAAAGTTAATTATGATAATTTGAGATTCTCATCTGAACATGTCTTCGCCAATATTAATGATGCCGACCGATTTTCAGTAATAGATCATCTCTTAAAAAAAAGTGATGAGTGGATATATGAAAAAGAACACAGATGCATTATTCCATATATAACCGCCAACAAAATACTCGTCACAGATAAAACCTTAACAAAAAAGGTAATAAAAGCATCGGATAGAAAAGCAATAAATATGAGCACGGCAACCACTGCACCAGAGTGGATCGAAGTGGCTTTGCACATGGGATTAATTTCAAAAACTGAAAATGATAGCATCTACACCATTAATGAAAATATTGAAGGTGTATTACTTCCCGTTCTTAGATCAACCCTACAAATATTAAGTAATTTTGACTGCATATCTTTTTTAATAGATATCAACGAGTCTATGGTGGATTCAGTGTATTTTGGTTGTAAGGTCGAAAAAGAGAAAATAAAACCATATTTTGAAAAACTAAAGGATAAAATTACAATCTATCACATGAAAGTATGTAATATTAGATTTGAACTAATACCTATAAAAGTAAATGATGACTATTTTGATAAATCCTAGCAGTTCATCCTTTCTTAAAGCCTACAGTTTCTGTTCTTAGGATGATAACGTCATCGGGGTCGAAGACCTTGGAGACAGCTTGTCTTCGACAGGAGGCCTAGGAAGCCACCACACGCGCCCCATAGCCTACGGCTGGTCGCTCTGACTGGGGCACTAAAGACTGGTCTAGCAGGAAGGGGGGTGTCACCGCCTCACAGGAGCATTCCAAAGAAGCTTCGGCGAGCCTACCACCTTCCCGACAATGGGCCTCAGGGTGTCGCCTTATAGGGGCTCACGCCCCTGGGGTTCAGTGGCCGACCTGGAGAAAGGCGGCCACCGGAAGGAGAGGGGAGTTATGACCGGTCATCAGAAGGGGGGTGCTTGTTGTTGCCACCCGCAAAGAGGGTGGCATTGTATTTCCGGCGCAGGGCGTCCCCCTCGGGGTCGCAGTAAACGTCCACAGGCTGCCCCTGGTACTTCACCACCGCATGGCATGCACTCATGGGATCCACCCTGGCGAGCTCGTCCGGCCAATCGTCCCTGTCGAGCGGCTGCACCTCGTCTCCCTTGCGCAGCGAGAAGTAATACTCAACCCGATATTCTCCCTGGTGATCCTTTATCAGGATGTGACAGCTGATAATGAGCTGATGGCCGGCAAACGGCCCTATAGCAAGGACACCAGCAGCAGACGCAGCAGGAGCGCCACCAGGACGTACATCAGCAGCGGGCGAAGCACCCACCGCCCCAGCAACCGGAACAGCGGCAGAAGCGGTCTGAGCGGCCTTAGCAGGAGCATCAATATACTCAGGCTTGATGAAGCCAAAGAATACGCAGAGTCCCCAAATCGCCAGAATAAACAGAATTTTAGGGTCTCGTAATATCGAGCTGCCTGCGATTGTATCCGAGACCTTACCGGTAGTAGTCGAGTCATAAAGCTTGAAAACATACTTGGGCACCTTATTAAATGGCTTGGCTTGCAATACGTCATTCATAGACGTACCGGAGTTATCAGAGAGGTGAAGTACCGTCTTATATCGACCACCAATCCCCAATATCGCCATATTGGTATGACGAATGGCCGTTTCGGCAGCAGCCCGGATTACCTGATGCACCTTTTTGATGTTCGGGGTTGTAAATACAAAGTCCCAGTTATGGTGACGGTGCATATCAAAGGCCACGTCAATCGTCTCTGGCCGGCCATCTTTTTTAGCCACATCCGGCCCACCAGGATAATCGAGCTTATCCAAATCACTCTGCCGCCAGGAAGGCGGAAATATCCGCTGCACCTCATCGACCAGGAAGAAAACCCCTTTAGGTGCCCAGTGATAAAAGCGGGCAAGGTGATCGCGTCCTTCTTGGGATTCTGTCTCGATATAGGTGACCTGGAACTCGTCAGGCACTTCCTTGCCTAATACCTCTTTGCACCGTTCCGCAGTAAAGCCGCGAACATTGGTGACGATATGACGACCCGCCTTGATGGCCGGTATCACATCGGTATGAATGGCCCCTGACGACTTATAGGAACCAGGGGCACCATGATGGATTTTGATAGACATGGTTTACCACCCCAGCATGTTCAGTAAAAAGCGGGTTACAAAGGCTTGCGTCAATATCGACAGCCCTTTATCAACATGCAAATAGAGCAAGATCCCCCTCATTTGAGAGGGCAGGTTATTAAAGGATGCGGAGATCAGGTCGCTAAATTGCAGGTTAATCAGTATCTGCTTGGCAACGTCCCAGGAAAAAGTGAGTAGAAATATCTTGAACTCGACCCACTGAATTGCCAATTTAACCGCTATCCAGGCTGCAAACTGCACTGCCAGTTGATATATATCGTTGAAAAATCCGTTAAAGAAATCACTCATCCATTCCATATATCACCTCTTAGCCACAATCATCAGCGCCAGAAAATAGAAGATGAACATCATGATGGCCGCTATCATTTCCCAATAACCCTCGACCTCGGGGCAGACGGAATAAGAGCGGCCAAACATCGAGAACATATCAAAACACTTGGGCACCGCCGCCGACCCGCTCAGGCTATATTGGAACATATCGACCATATCATCCTTAATACCATCATGGGTGTTCTTCAGCTGATCCTTTCGTTCCTGGAACTGCTTATTAATGGTTTCCAGGTCAAAGAAACAGTGCGCACCATCTTTACAGAGCTGCGATGTATATTCAGACCCTGCCACATGCAATGGATTTTGCGCAGAGCCTGGCATTTGCGTGTAATCAACCCCAGGGCCTTCATTGCCATTTCCGGTGCCGCCCGTACCATCACCGCCACCCGTACCGCCCTTATTAAGGGCCTCAGCAATGGCCTTTATATTACGGTTCGTCTCTATGCTGTTATTTCGCAAGTCCTGCGCGGTATTCCAATAAAAGTTATTAAGGGTACTATTCAAATCGTGAGTGCTATCTTTAATGCTGGAAACATCCCATTGATACCCCCTAACCAAATCATAAAAGGTTGCACCTATATGCGTTTGAGAAAAATCAGGGCCGAAAAGATTATTTTGCAACTCCTTGAGCGCCCGATACTCCCCGGTGCTTTGCCCTGGCCCATCCTGCGGATTTATCATGGCATTCTTGAGCCCAACAAATTCATCGTAAAACTTATAGCCTAACGCCGTCTGCTCCCGAATACTGTTCTCCATACCAACCTGACCATTATTGGTCGCCTTCATATAACGGAGAACGTCATCCATTTTGACATTAATATTTAGTGCATTCCGATTAGCACCCGCAGCACTATACATCAGGCTGGTAAAGCCACCTATCAGCGTCTCATTAACATGGCGCAAGGCCTCGGTGGTCATTTCCTGCTTGTCACCACCTACCCGAATACCGTTAGGCAAATTAGGAACCACATCACCATTATTGCCGTTATTGCTATTACTACCATTGTCGCCACTTCCATTAGGATCGCCATCAGAGCCACCATCCCCATCAGAACCACCGCCCATAGAACACTCCTGGCCGGTACTCTCAATCGGCCCCATGGTGCCGGCAGAAGGAGATTGAATACAGATACCAGGACACGCGACAAAGCAGCCGCCCAAAGAGGACGTTTCCCATTTCACGCAATACGGCAGCACAGTAGAGATCGGCAGGTTAGACAGGCGGATCCCGACAGGACAGCTCGCCGACACCCCCAACGGAAACAACAGTAAAAGCCAAGCGATGCGCACAGTACCCCCAATAAAAAAGGCGACCGGAGCCGCCTTTGTGTCATATCGAAAACGATGATCTGTAGCCTTCAACAAAGAACAGGAACCACAGCGTTCCGATGAGCAAAGACATGCTTAGGCTTTGCGCATCAGGCTGATCAGGATGCCCACGCCCACACAGGTAGCCACGACCAGCATCACCTTGGGAGAAGTCGCGGTCACGTCCGACTGGGTGGCGTCCAGGGCCTTGGCAGCGGCATCAGCAGCAGCTGTACCACCTTCGGCGAAGGCCGCACCGGTAGACAGGGAGCACACAGCAGCGATACAGCCATTACGGAAATAGTTTTTCATACTCGTTTATCCTCTTTTTGCACTTACGATGACACGGGCAATTGCGCCCAGTTTGAGGCCAGTGACCCAGATTAATAATCCAAAGCCAAAGGCCATCGACACAGTGGATACATTCAATTCAAACCAGCTCGATATATCCGTTAATTTGGCGTGTTCCTGGACAGTCAGGAGCACGTAATTACAAGAATCCCCCTCAGCTAAGCGGGCATATCCTTCAGAGGTAATATCTAGACAAAGCATTATCGCGCCCTCGTCGTCGCTCGCTGCGCGCTCTCGCTCCTCCTCCTCGCGGCGCGGTGGTTATACCGGCTGCTTTTTGGTGGGCTGGAAGCCGACAACCACGTTGCGGGTCGGATTCTGGGGATCCGCTTCCAGGACAAGATCCACCGCCACCAATTTCGGGCAGTCGGCCAGCTCTTTAATAGTGGCCGCATCGTTGCGCAGGGCTAATTGGCGCACTTCATAGCCCCAGGAGGTGATATTGCATTCCGGCTTGTTCACGTTATTAGCCGGTGCCAGGTATTCTACCTGGGCAAAGTCATAGGGAACCGGCGAGCCAGATTTACGGGACACGCCATAGCCATGAGTAACGCGGGTAACCAAAATACCAGTCAGCAGAGACATATTATTTATCCTTTGAAGAACCATTGTTAGGTCGAAAATAATGGCAGTTCGTCCAGGTCAGGAGGAACTGGCATTCTTAACCGCGCTGGAATATCGGTTTCTTCCAGGTGCGCTGTTAATTGGTTAACAATCTTCTCAGGGGATAGCCCCTCGATGTTTGCTAACCAATTGACAAGGCGACCGGCCATCCTGGACATATTAAATACGGCGTTGTCCCTGGACGTTTTGAATTTATTCTTAAAGGTGGTCACACGTACCGGTGTTATTTCTTCCTGGCAAACTGCATCCAGCCATTTGGCAAATTGCGGATACATGCCCGCAAAATAAGGGTCAGGGTTTACCAGGACATCCAGCGGAATGACTCTGTCTTTATTGTGTAATTCGCCTTCGGCGCGTACCCAGTTTGGGAACTCGGCCGATTGCATCTGTTTGCCTTTCTCATATATCCGCGCACACTTGCCGTTAATACGGCTGCCCACGTAGAAGGAACACCCCTTGCTCGGCACCATGCCGAAACGCTTGGCGATGCCCTTGGCCACCTCGGTGATCACGAACTCGCCCGATTCAATCTTCATCCAGGAAGGCGCACGGCCACGCTGCGGGTGAAACTCGCCGGCTTCGGCGCCGGCTATCGCGCCCTGGTAAGTGATGTGTTTGCCGCTGTAGTCATCCAGGGCAAGATCCACCCGCGTGATGCGCAGACCTGGCACATGAGAGATAACAGAGTGCAAAGCCTGGAAATCGAGGGCCGCACAACCCACGCCAGAAAAACTCACCATGCAACCATGGTTAGCCGCACCCCAACCAATCAGCCCGCAGGGCATCCCGTCACACAGCAGGTCAGCCGAGTTGGCGTAACCGTGCAGACCGGAGCGGCGAGGGCGCATGGTGAAACGCGGCTCGGGAATGGGGACACCGATACGGGTATTGAGTTCTTCCAGCCACAGCTCGATCTCGTTGCAGCAGAGGGCATCCAGGAACTGGACGCCATAGCTGTCGATAAGGTCGTTATAGGCTTCCCAATACTTGGCACCCTCGACCACCTCGAACTGGGAGAACTTGAGCAGGTCAGCGCAGACGGCTTTAAGCTCCTGGCGCATGTCGGCGCGGGACCGGTACCCAGAGTGCAGGGCACGTTCCATCATCTCGGTCATGGAAGGGGTCAGCACCGGGGCAGGGGACTTGGGCAGCCCCTTGAGGCTCAACCGCTCAGTGGCCTTGTCAAACGTCCGAGCGGGGGCAGGGGACGCGGCAGCCTGCTGCAGGCGCTCGGCCTTGTCATAGAGGCGCTCAGTTACCTTGTCAAAGCGGGTGAGGGGAGCGAACCCGACAGGGCGCTTCCACAGGTAACGCAAGCCCTCGACCGGCTGGGCGGCAAAGGCGGCCTGAATCGCCTTGTTCTGGGTCTCGAAGCGGGGGATAGCCTTCAAGAGGGCACCTTGCTTGGCCAGCTCGGTCATCTGACGCAGCTCGGTCGGGGCCCAGGTAAAGGAGAGATAGTCGATCAGGGTCTTCATATCTGCTTGTCCCCGTAGGTAACCGACAAGTAAAGCAGTGCAACCAGCAGGCAGAGAACCAGGAGCACAGCGAACTCGATAACCAACGGCTCGACGCTCACATCCAGGTTGTCGCCGATAACGCTATTTATCGGCATCACGGAGCTATGACCAGTCATCGAAAAACACTCCCTGGTCATAGAAGCCTTGCCATGTGTCCTCGGTCACCTCGACCAGCTCAAAAGCGGTGTCGGGGTACGTCATGGACAGGTAGATCCGCATCTCATGCAGGTCGCGGAACATCTCAACCTGACCGGCCACACAGGCGGAGACATCGCCGGTGGGCTCTGCCTGCCAGTAGACCTTGCGCTCGTTGAGCGCCGGCAGATCCTGGTTTTGTGGGCTACAGTAGGTCATAAGTTATGTATTCAAGTAGTTACTTAAGTAGATTCAATCATGTAATTACCTAAATAGAAACGAGGCGATTTTCGCCAAAATGGGTATGATGGGCCGATTGTCGAACTACTCAGGAGACAGAAACATGGACTCGAAAACACTGATTGAGGCCTACATGAGGGCCAAAAAGTACAGCCAGTTTCAGGAAGTCGCCGCAGACCTGGGATTTACCAGTTCTTACATCTCTGCAATCAAGCACGGTAAATCGCAACTGACTGATGCCACTGCAAAAAAGCTGGCTGAGGAAATTGGCCTGGATGCCAAAGAAGTGCTGTTAAGTCTGGCAGCCGTCAGAGAGACAGATCCCGAGATTAAAAAGGCCTGGTACGACATCCTGGCGAACTACACCAAAGGAGCAGGCACAGCTGTAGCCCTTGCGGCAGCGGTGTTTCTGGCCCCTGGCCACGGGCATGACCTAACCGCGCATAATGTATATTATGTTAAATCAATTATCTTGTTTCCTGTCACCACCTATTGA